ATGGCCGCAATCCGTTCTTTCAGAAATTATGTTGACAAGATGTTCTATGACATCTTCCGGACAATCGCGATACTGTTTGTTGCTATCGCACCTGACCTATTCCATTGCAATCCTTCAATTTTAGAACTGATGGTCATGCTGCCTGAGCAATCTGCTCGGCGAATCAGCTTCAAAGACGAAAAATTCACAGGATGGTGCCACGCCTTATACTGAAAATGCATGGGGCTGCAGCGGCGCGCCCAACAGAAACGATTCGGAAAAATACAGGCATTTTCCCCTTAATAATGGTACCAATAAGGAAGTTCAGATATTAAGCTTTTCTCCCGACGCGGTAAAAGAAATAGCCGATATTCTGTACGCTCTTCCCGGTACATTTTCCGGCTCACTGGTTCAGCACATGAACCGGAAGAAATATACTGTGGAGACGCTGGCGGAGCTTTCTTTGGCGAGCACAAAAACCATTCAGAGAATGCGTAACGACGAAAGCTACGCACCAAAACTTGGGACCATTGTGGCCGTCTGCATCGGTCTTCAGCTTCACCCAATCCTAAGCGGAGACCTGATTAAAAAATCGGGATTGGCATTTAAATATACAGAAGAGCATACTGCCTATCAATTTATCCTGTCTACTCACTTTCGAAGCTCCATTTACGATTGCAATGAAAGGCTGGTAGCCTTCGGATTTAAAACGATTGGAAGAGAAGAATAAATATTTTTTAGGGGCCGGACATTTTTTGTCCGGTTCTTTTTTTATGTCTGCATTCCTGATTCCTTACCAGTTTGTCTACAATGGGCACGAAAATTGAGGCTCTTTACGCTCCAACCAGACATTTCATGTCCGTGAGTAAAGCCGCTTTTCGCAGTACGATTAGGGCACGAGGTGATTGAAATGCAAGACGTGAAAAACGCCGCAGGAAAACTGGTATGCCGAATCGATACAAGAATGGGCATTGTTGAAATCATTCACAAGGGCTGCAAAACGCTGATTTGCTTTCAATCGGACGGCACAGTCCGGGTAGTCAACACGGAGTCTAAATAACAAAAATTAATATGAGAATCCGCAGAGCCGCCAGACGGACAGGATGAACACTTCAAAAGTGTTTCCTGCCCGTCTTTTTTCTGTTCTGCAGATTCTGAGACATCGGCTCCGGCGGATTTTCAATCCAAGGAGTCAAAACATGTCAAAGAAATATAAAACCGGCAGGGCGAACCGAACGAGTTACATTTATTACACATCTGACGGGTCAAAAATCGCCCTCACGCCCGGCAAGGATGGCGTTGCCCAAGCGGATATCGAGCTGCTCCACGCTATGGATGACAATGAAGTGGATGAGCAGCGCCGCTTTGCGTACCGCACCATCCACCTAAATACGGGCTGCGGTGACGAAGATTGGGAAATGGACGATTACGATAATCGTCTATCTGACAGCAGCTTTGACCCCGAAAACATTCTTCTGGGAAAAGAGAATGAGCGTGATTATCAATCCCAGCTTAAAAATCTGCGCAAAGCAATGACCTCCCTGCAGCCACGGCAATTTGCGCTTTTCCATAAGGTGTATGTGGAGCGGCGCACCAATACGGAGATTGCCGCCGAAGAAGGCGTGACAGAGGCCGCCATCCGCAATCGGATAAAAAAGATGCATGAAAAGCTGCGTAAATTTTTCCTCTGAAAAAGGGGTTCGAATCAGGCTCTTTTTTCGCATATCGGTGAAGGGCAGAAAAATGCCCTCAAGAAAGGAAGCCGAAAAATGAATCTGAAACACAGAGTCACCATCAGTGTGACAAGACCCGGCGGTATCCGCGACCCCGTTCTGAAAAGCGGCTCGCTGAAGTTGCGGAGCCGACTGCTCAACTTGCTGTTAGGCGAAAAAGTCGACCTGCTCGTAATCACCCCCGGAGATTCAGTCGAGACGGTGGAAATCAGAGAAGTCAAAAAAGGAGGGACAGAAGATGGACAAAACCAAACTGCTTCTGACTGTGGCATCTGACCTGCGGAAACTTGCCGACAGCGTACAGGCTATCGCAAATGCGATGGCGGATACGGTACCTGCTGACAATGCTCGGTCGGAACCCCCAACTCCGGCAGCAAAACCAAAGGTAAAAGAAAAGGCGGTCACACTGGAACAGGTTCGTGCGGTACTGGCGGACAAAAGTCACGATGGGTTCACCGCCGAGGTTCGGGCGCTGCTTGAAAAGCACGGTGCGAAAAAGCTCAGTGAGATTGACCCGGCCAACTACGACGTTCTGCTTGCGGATGCGGAGGAACTGAAATGAGCGGTCATGCCATTCTGTCCGCATCCGGCGCACACCGTTGGATGTCCTGCACCCCCTCGGCACGTCTGGAACTGGAGTTTGAAGACAACAGCGGAGAAGCCGCCGCCGAAGGTACCGCGGCACACGCACTTGCGGAACACAAGCTGCGAAAAGCCCTGAAGCTTCGCTCCAAAAGGCCGGTGTCCAAATACGATTCCGATGAGATGGACATCTGTACGGATGATTATGTGGGATATGTATTGGAAACCGTTGCGCAGGCGAAACTGTCCTGCTCAGACCCACGGGTGCTCATTGAGCAGAAGCTGAATTTTTCCCAATATGTGCCGGAAGGCTTTGGTACCGGGGACTGCGTAATTATTGCGGATGGTACGCTTCACATCATTGACTTCAAGTATGGTCAGGGCGTTCTTGTAAACGCAGAGGACAACCCACAAATGAAGCTGTACGCACTCGGTGCTCTGGAACTCTTTGATGGCATTTACGACATCGATGCGGTGTCCATGACCATCTTCCAACCCCGCCGCGAGAATGTCAGCACCTACACGGTATTCAAAAAAGCACTTTATCAGTGGGCGGAAGAAATTCTGAAACCAACCGCGGTACTGGCATATGACGGCGGTGGCGAATACGCCCCCGGTGAGCATTGCCAGTTTTGCCGGGCGGCGGTCAAGTGCCGTGCGAGAGCTGAATCCAAGCTAAAACTGACGGCGTTGGAATTCGCCCTTCCGCCTCTGCTCTCGGACGAAGAAATCGCGGGGGTGCTTTCTTCCATCGGCGACCTGACAAACTGGGCAAATGAAATTATGGCCTATGCCACCGATACCGCTGTGAATCATGGCAAGCAATGGCCCGGCTTCAAGGTGGTCGAAGGACGCTCCAGCCGCAAGTATTCTGATGAAGAAGCTGTCGCAGAAGCAGCAAAATCGGCGGGTTACCACGATATTTACAGACAAAGCCTCATCCCCATTACCGAGATGGAAAAATTGCTGGGCAAAGCCAAATTCAAGGAAGTCCTGGGCGGCCTAATCAGGAAGCCACCCGGCAAACCGATGCTCGTTCGGCTTTCGGATAAGCGTTCGGCCATGAATTTATCCAGCGCAAAAAATGATTTTACGGAGGAATAAAACGATGTCAAACAAAGTCAATTCAGCTTCAGAGAAGAATCCCATGAAGGTTATCACCGGTGTTGTTCGCCTATCTTATGCCAATGTGTGGGAACCAAAATCCATTAACGGCGGCGCGGAGAAGTACAGTGTCAGCCTAATCATTCCCAAATCGGATACCAAAACCATCGCAACAATCAATGCCGCTGTGGATGCGGCCATTGAAGAGGGTAAGGGCAAGTTCGGCGGTAAGGTTCCGAATAAAGCTGCGCTGAAACTGCCCATGCGCGACGGCGATATCGACCGTCCGAATGACGAGGCCTATGCCGGCTGCTATTTTGTCAACGCCAACAGCAACACTCCGCCGCAGGTCGTGAATAAACAGGTGGAACCTATCCTCGACCGTTCGGAGATTTACTCTGGCGTGTACGCGCGGGCATCCATCAACTTTTACGCGTTCAATTCCAACGGAAATAAGGGAATCGCCTGTGGACTTGGAAATATTCAGAAAATCCGCGACGGTGAGCCACTCGGCGGGCACAGCAACGCGGCGGATGATTTTGGCACCGATGTCGATGATGATTTTCTGTCATGAGGTCGCTCTCTATCGACCTTGAAACCTTCTCATCCGCCGACCTCTCCAAGTGCGGTGTGTATAAGTATGCAGAATCCCCCGACTTTGAGATTCTCCTCTTTGGTTATCGTGCGGACAGTGAAGATTTCCATGTGATTGATTTTGCTTCCGGCGAAACCCTGCCGCCTAAAATTCGTGATGCCCTAACGGACGATTCCATTCTAAAATGGGCGCACAACGCACAGTTTGAGCGCGTCTGCCTGTCGCGGTATCTGGGGCAATGGTTAAAACCTGACGCATGGCGCTGCACAATGGTGTGGTCAGCCTATCTTGGCCTGCCGCTCTCGCTGGAAGGTGCGGCACTAGTCACGGGTGCGGAGAAGCAAAAGCTTTCCGAAGGAAAAGAGCTGATTCGGTACTTCTGCTCTCCCTGTAAACCAACCAAGGCAAACGGTGGCCGGACGCGAAATCTGCCAGTCCACTCCCCGGAAAAATGGAAACGATTCAAAGCATATAATCTCCGCGATGTGGAAACTGAAACGGCAATTGCACAGCGGCTCTCCAAGTTTCCCGTACCGGAGGACGAGTGGAGAAACTACGCTCTCGATCAGGAGATCAATGACCGGGGCATTCGTCTTGATATGGAACTGGTTCGGGAAGCCATTTGCTGTGATGGGCGGTCAAGGGCACAGCTTACAAAATCCATGCGCAGTCTCACCGACTTGGACAATCCCAACTCGGTCGTCCAGATGAAGGAGTGGCTCGCCCAAAACGGGATAGAAACCGACACACTCGGCAAGGCGGCCGTCACGGAACTCCTGAAAACAGCGCCGGAGCAGTTGAGCAGAGTGCTGACTCTTCGTCAGAGTCTTGCCAAGAGCAGCGTTAAGAAATACACGGCGATGGAGAATGCAGTCTGCGCGGACGGCAGAGCCAGAGGACTTTTGCAGTTCTACGGTGCAAACCGAACAGGCCGGTTCGCAGGCAGACTCATTCAGGTGCAAAATCTTCCGCAGAACCATCTGCCGGATCTCGAGCAGGCACGTCAACTTGTAAAATCAGGCAACTTTGAAGCGCTGGAAACGCTCTATGATTCCGTGCCCACCGTCCTGTCGGAGCTGATTCGCACCGCTTTCGTGCCAAAACCCGGGTGCAAATTCATCGTATCTGATTTCAGTGCGATTGAGGCGCGCGTCATTTCCTGGCTTGCCGGAGAAACTTGGCGAAATGAAGTTTTTGCCACCCACGGCAAGATTTATGAAGCGTCGGCAAGCCAGATGTTTCGTGTCCCCATGGAAGAAATCACAAAAGGCAGTCCGCTCCGGCAAAAAGGCAAAATTGCAGAGCTTGCCCTTGGTTACGGCGGCTCGGTCGGCGCGCTGAAAGCAATGGGCGCGCTCGATATGGGTCTTTCCGAAGGGGAACTGCAGCCGCTGGTGGCTGCGTGGCGAAGCGCCAACCCGAATATCGTGCGGCTATGGTGGGATGTGGACAAAGCGGTGTCAACAGCAGTGTGGGAAAAAGGTTCAGCCCAGACCCACGGCATTCACTTTTTCTGCCAAAGCGGATTTCTATTCATCACGCTTCTTTCCGGCCGCAGGCTTGCCTATGTCAAACCACGTATGGAGCCAAACCGCTTCGGCAACGACTCAATCACCTACGAGGGTATCGGCACAACTAAGAAATGGGAGCGTATCGAAAGCTACGGGCCCAAGTTCGTGGAAAACATCGTACAGGCAATCAGCCGTGACATTCTTTGTTACGCAATGCTCCGGCTGGACGGTGCGGGCTTCCCTATTGTGATGCACGTTCATGATGAGGCCGTCATAGAAGTTCCGCCCAGCGTGGACAAAAAAAACGTCTGCCGCATGATGGGTGAAACACCGCCCTGGGCACCCGGTCTTTTGCTTCGCGCTGACGGGTACGAGTGTCCATTCTACAGAAAGGATTGAACAATATCATGTCGGATAAATGTAATTCCGAAGGTTATCCGGACCCGACGGCATATGAAGCGCTGCTTCGGATTGAGCTGTCAGCAAAAGCTTCCGCTTTCCGACCGTTGGTCTTTATCTGCAGTCCCTTTGCGGGAGATATTACAGGAAACATGGAAAAAGCGCGCGGCTATTCGCGGTTTGCCGTGTCAAGAAACTGCATCCCCATCGCACCCCATTTGTTGTTCCCACAGTTTATGGACGATTTTGACCCCAATCAGCGCGACCTTGCTATATCCATGGGGCTTGCGCTGTTGTCAAGATGTCTGGAACTCTGGGCATTTGGCAATACCATCACGGCCGGAATGTCCGTTGAGCTGGCAAAGGCGAAACAGATGGGTATAAGAATTCGGTATTTCACCAAGCAGCTTAAGGAGGTCGACGCTCCATGAAAATAGCGGTCGGCAACAGCCGCATGGACAAACGATGGAAAAACCGGGACATTTCGTGGGAAGATTTCAAGAACAGTGTCCGGCAGACGCGACGCACTACGGAAACCATATCGGAATTTCGCAAAATGAGCCATGCCCGGCAGGACTCCATCAAGGACATCGGTGGCTTTGTAGGCGGCACCCTGCGGGAGGGTAAGCGGCGCAACGGCTTTGTGCTCTGCCGCTCCCTGCTGACGCTCGATATGGACTATGCGACACCCGGCATCTGGGAACAGATTGAGTCGCTCCATGACTGGGCCTGCTGCATCTACTCCACCCACAAGCACACACCGGAAGCACCACGGCTGCGGCTCACCCTGCCGCTTGCCCGTGAAGTGAGCGAGGACGAATACCCCGCGCTCGGACGAATGATAGCAAAAGAAATCGGCATCGACCTGTTCGACGACACGACCTATGAGGCCTGCCGCCTGATGTACTGGCCGTCCACATCGTCTGACGGGGAATTCGTGTTCCGGGAAAAGGACGGTCCGTTTCTAGACCCGGATACCTACCTTGCAAAATATGCCGACTGGCGCGATGCATCCATGTGGCCGGTATCTTCCCGCCAGTCCGAGGTCGTGCGGCGGCAGATTACAGAGCAGGCCGACCCGCTGACGAAAAGCGGCGTGGTCGGTGCGTTTTGCAGAGCTTACTCCATCGAGAACGCCATTGAAACCTTTCTTCCGGATATCTACGAGCCGAGTGCGATGAACGGTAGGTATGATTATATCCCTGCTGACTCCTCCGCCGGGTTGGTGCTCTACGACGGCAAATTTGCCTACAGTCACCATGCCACAGACCCGGCCTGCGGGAAGCTGCTCAACGCTTTCGACCTTGTGCGTATCCACCGCTTCCGTGGACTGGATGATAAGGCTCCCGAAAATACGCCGCCCGGAAAGCTGCCTTCCTTTAAAGCAATGACGGAGTTGGCTGTTGGGGATGAACGGGTAAAAGAACAGTTTACCGAGGAACGCAAGGCCAGCGCCAAAGATGATTTTTCGGATGAAAATTGGCAGAAGCGGCTGGAGTTTGAAAAAAGCGGCAAGGTCAAGGATACCCTCGATAATATTGTTTTAATCATTCAGAAAGACGAAAATTTGCAGGGCATTGCTTTCAACCGGCACCGTGATGGAATTGACGCACGAAACGGTTTACCGTGGGAGCAAATCAAGGACGGATGGAACGATTCGGATAATGCTTCCCTAAAAGTGTATCTGAACAAAGTTTACGGCATTTATTCGCCTACCAAAACAAAGGACGCTGTGCTTGCTGTCGCCACTTCAAGGGCATATCACCCCATTCAAGAATATCTCGACAGCCTGCCGGAATGGGACGGCATGTCACGCATCAATGCTCTGCTTTCCGACTATTTTGGTGCGGAGCAAAACAGCTATACCGAAGCCGCAATCCGAAAAACACTGGTGGCGGCGGTTGCGCGTATCTATCACCCCGGTACGAAATTTGACAGTGTGCTGATTCTCAATGGTCCCCAAGGCATCGGTAAATCCACCTTTTTTGCAAAACTCGCCGGAGCGTGGTTTTCGGACAGCCTCACCATTACCGATATGAAAGACAAAGCCGGTCCCGAAAAGCTGCAGGGCTATTGGGTATTGGAACTTGGCGAGCTTGCCGGAATGCGAAAAGCTGATGTGGAAACAGTCAAGTCTTTTATTTCGCGTGTGGACGATAAGTACAGGGCCAGCTACGGCCTGAATGTGGAAAGCCATCCCCGGCAGTGCGTTATTGTCGGTTCAACCAATACCGAAAGTGGATTCCTGCGTGACATCACGGGGAACCGTCGCTTCTGGCCTGTTCGAATTAGCGGAACCGGCATGAAAAAGCCGTGGCAGATTACCCCATCCGAGGTAGCACAAATCTGGGCGGAAGCCATTGCTCTCTACAAAAAAGGCGAAAAGCTCTATCTTGAGGGGAACGATGCGGTACTTGCTGTTTCGGAGCAGGCAGACGCGATGGAAAACGATGACCGTGAAGGCATAGTCCGTGCTTACCTTGACACCTTACTGCCCGAACAGTGGGATTCCATGAGCCTTTATGAGCGCAGAAATTTTCTGAACGGCAGTGAATTCGGCAGTGATGCACATCAAGGCGTTGTTCAGCGCAAGCTCCTTTGTAACATGGAAATCTGGTGTGAGTGCTTCGGAAAAGACCCGTCCATGCTCAAACGCTCCGATTCCTACGAAATCAGCTCCATCCTGCGAAAAATTGGCGGGTGGGATAAATATGATGGCACTAAAACGGGTACCTTCCAATTCCCGATTTTCGGAAATCAGCGGGCGCTCATGCGGAAACAAGAAAAACAAGACTGAGGATGGTTTACACTCTTGTTTTACAGCTCAAGCCGCTATTTGCAAGGCAAAAATGGGAGTTTGAAACAAGAAACAAGATTTTTCCTATTGAGATATTAAATAAATGTTATTACTGTATAGAAAACCTTTAATCGTGCACGCGCGTATAGGAAAACCTTGTTTGTTTCGTTTCTTGTTTACAAACACAGGAGGCTCTATGAGAGAAAAAACGATAGAGGCAAAACTGGTGAAAGCCGTAAAAATCATGGGCGGTCTGGCGCCGAAATTCGTCAGTCCGGGGTTGGCTGGAATGCCCGACCGCCTTCTGCTTCTGCCAAACCGGCATGCGGCTTTTGTAGAAGTCAAAGCTCCCGGGAAGAAACCGCGTCCCTTGCAGGTAAGGCGAAAAAGGCAGCTGGAAGCGCTGAGCTTTTCGGTGTACGTTCTGGATGACGAGGAGCAGATCGGAGGAATGCTGAATGAAATTATGGAAAGAGGTGATGCCCAATGAAGTTCATACCACATCATTATCAGCAATACGCCATCGATTATCTTCTGGAGAAACCCGTGGCGGCGATATTTTTGGATATGGGCTTGGGTTGAGGAAAGACAGTCATCACACTGACCTCCATCTTTGATTTGACTTTGGACAGCTTCCTGATTCGCAAGGTTCTGGTCATCGCCCCGCTGCGTGTCGCCCGTGATACTTGGCCTGCTGAAATCGAGAAATGGGACCACCTTTGCGGGCTGACTTACACGGTTGCCATTGGAAACGAAGTCCAGAGAAAAACGGCGCTCCTTCAGAGAGCACAGGTTTATCTAATCAACCGTGAAAACGTGGACTGGCTCGTGAATAAAAGCGGCTTGCCTTTTGACTACGACATGGTTGTCATCGACGAGCTTTCGTCTTTCAAGGCGTATTCTGCCAAACGGTTCCGGGCACTGCGGAAAGTCCGCCCCAATGTAAAAAGGATGGTTGGCCTGACCGGAACGCCGTCTTCCAACGGTCTGATGGATTTATGGGCGGAAATCGGCATTCTTGACATGGGCCGTCGACTCGGACGATATATCACGCATTTTCGCAGCAACTTTTTCGTGCCGGACAAGCGCAATCAGCAAATGGTGTTCAGCTACAAACCGAAGCCCGGCGCGGAAGATGAAATATATCGGCTCATCTCCGACATCACCATCAGCATGAAAAATACCGATTACTTGAAACTTCCGGAACTGGTGATGAACGAGGTTCCCGTTCGGCTTGTCGAAGAAGAACGGCAGCACTATCAAACAATGAAAGAAGAAATGGTGTTTTCGCTCAAGGGTAAGGAAATCGACGCTGTCAACGCCGCAGCCCTGTCGGGCAAGCTGCTCCAGATGGCAAACGGCGCGGTCTACGACGAAAGCGGCGGCATTGCCCGCATCCATGCCCGCAAGTTGGATGCGCTTGAGGACCTTATCGAAGCGGCAAACGGCAAGCCTGTCCTGATTGCCTACTGGTTTAAGCATGATTTGGAGCGGATACTGGAACGGTTCCCGGCGGAGCAGCTGGATAGCGCTGAGTCCATCCGCCGATGGAACAGCGGCAAAATCCCCGTTGCGGTCATCCACCCCGCTTCGGCCGGTCACGGGCTGAACCTGCAGGCCGGCGGCTCCACTCTCGTATGGTTCGGGCTGACGTGGAGCTTGGAGCTATACCAACAAACCAACGCCCGTCTGTGGCGGCAGGGACAGAAGAGCACGGTGGTCATTCACCACATCATTGCGAAAGACACGATTGACGAACAGGTGATGGTCGCTCTCAAACGAAAAGACAGAACCCAGTCCGCGCTGATTGACGCGGTCAGGGCAAATTTGGAGGGAATTTAAAATGTATGATTTTTTATCCTGCGCTTCACGCAACTCCGATAATACCTGCAAAAAGCTTATGGTTCCGTGTTCAGGAAACTGGTGCCCTTTCTGCCAAACGGAGGTGGAAGCCGCCGCATCCAAAGAAAAAGCGGATGCCAGACTTCGTTCCTTGGATGAAGTAAGTCAACGGTATATCTCCGAAAAATATTACGGCGGCGCTCAGCCATGGAGAAAAGGCGGTGCAACGGGATGAATGAGAAGGAATACCTTAGTCAGGCACTCCGAATCGACCAGAGAATCAACTCGAAACTGGAGCAGGTGGCCTCTCTGCGAGAACTTGCGGTAAAAGCATCCTCCACCCTGTCGGACACCCCGCGCAGAGCTAGCCCGGAGATTCAGCCCATGGAAGCCACTATCGTCAAGATTGTTGATTTGGAAGCGGAAATCAACAGTGATATTGACCAACTGGTAGATTTAAAAAAGGAACTGGTCGGGGTTATCAAAGCGGTCCGCAATCCGGAATACCAGACTCTGTTGGAGCTTCGCTACCTCTGTTTTAAAAACTGGGGGCAGATTTCCGCCATGATGCGATATAGTGCTAAGCATGTGTTCTATCTCCACGGCAAGGCACTGGAAGCAATCACCGTCCCCAAAAGTTCGTACCTTTTGGGATAGTATCGTACCTGCACCCTGTGATACCATTACAATTGCAAAGAGTATGAAAAAAGGATACCCGGAATACCGAGTATCCTTTTCTTATGTCCGAACGAGGTGATTGCGATGCCGTACAAGCCGAAACGACCTTGCTCCTATCCCGGCTGTCCAAACCTTACGGACGGTCGGTTTTGTGAAAAGCATGCGAAGGAAGAAGCCAGACGGTACGAGCGTTACCAACGCGACCCGGTCACTCGTAAGCGTTACGGCAGAGCATGGCGAAAAATACGCGCGGCGTACCTTACTGCACACCCGCTGTGCGAGCGATGCGAACGGCAAGGAAAAACAACACCTGCCGAGGAAGTGCACCACATCAAGCCACTTTCCAAAGGCGGCACCAATGATTTTGATAATCTCATGGCACTGTGCACCTCCTGCCACTCGGAGATTACTGCCAGAGAAGGTAGACGTTGGGGCCGGTAGGGGCGGTCAAATTCTCTGTGACTTTTTTAGAGTGCAACGGGCGTGGGGCTTCGTGTTGAAAAACGCAGATTCAAACGTTGGAATAGCCCCTGTGCATAAGGAGTGTGATGAACATGGCGAAAGACGGCACCTGCAGAGGTGGCGCTCGCGTTGGTGCAGGCGCAAAAAAGAAGCCTCTCGCCGATAAAATATCAGCCGGCAATCCCGGTGGCAGGAAATTGACTGTGATGGAGTTTTCTGACACAGCCGACCTGCAAGGTCAGGCGATGCCGGAACCAAACAAAATGCTCGAAGCTGTGCAAAAGGACGGCAAGACGCTCGTGGCAGCCGACATTTACAAAAACACATGGCAATGGCTGAATGAGCGTGGCTGTGCGGCACTCGTTTCCCCACAGCTTTTGGAACGCTATGCCATGAGCGTGGCCCGGTGGATTCAATGCGAGGAAGCGGTTACCGAATATGGCTTTCTGGCCAAACACCCCACAACAGGTAACGCCATTCAAAGTCCTTATGTGGCAATGGGTCAGAACTACATGAACCAGACAAACCGTCTGTGGATGGAAATCTTTCAGATTGTCAAGGAGAACTGTACCGGCGAGTACGGCGGAGCGAATCCGCAGGATGATGTGATGGAGCGGCTGCTTACCGCTCGGAAAGGCGGATGACATCTATGCTGATAGAGAAGATTCAGACGGATTGGCTCGTTCCCGCCGATTACAATCCTCGCAAAGACCTAAAGTCTGGCGACCCGGAATATGAAAAGCTGAAACGCTCGCTTGAAGAATTCGGCTATGTTGAACCCGTTATATGGAATAAAACCACCTCCCATGTCGTTGGCGGTCATCAGAGATTAAAGGTGCTGCTCGATATGGGCGTCACCGAGGTCGATTGTGTCGTTGTCGAAATGGACGCTGAAAAGGAAAAAGCACTCAATGTTGCACTCAATAAAATCAGCGGCGACTGGGATAAAGACAAGCTGGCTCTGCTGATTGCAGATTTGCAGGGTGCGGACTTTGATGTGTCGCTCACGGGCTTCGACCCCGGAGAAATTGACGACCTGTTTAAGGATTCGCTCAAGGACGGTATCCACGACGATGATTTTGATGTTGACGCGGAACTTGAAAAGCCCGCCGTTACAAAGCTTGGTGATATCTGGCTGCTTGGCCGCCATCGGTTGGTTTGCGGCGATTCCACCAAAGCCGACACCTTCACCGCTCTGATGGACGGGAAGCTTGCAAATCTGGTGGTGACCGATCCGCCGTACAACGTCAATTATGAAGGAACGGCGGGCAAAATCAAAAACGATAATATGGGAAGCATTGCGTTTTATGACTTCCTGCTTGCGGCATTTACAAACACCGAAGCAGCGATGGCGCAGGACGCTTCCATTTATGTGTTTCATGCCGACACTGAAGGTCTGAACTTCCGAAAAGCGTTCTCGGACGCGGGCTTTCAGCTTTCCGGGTGCTGCATCTGGAAAAAGCCGTCACTGGTTCTGGGACGTTCGCCTTATCAGTGGCAGCATGAACCTGTCCTTTTCGGTTGGAAGAAGAAAGGCAAGCACAACTGGTACGCCGACCGCAAGCAGACCACCATCTGGGAATTTGAGAAGCCTAAGAAAAACGCTGACCACCCCACCATGAAGCCGATTGCACTGCTGGCATATCCGATTATGAACTCAAGCCTCACAAACTGCATCGTGCTTGACCCCTTCGGCGGCAGCGGGTCCACTCTTATTGCCTGCGAGCAGTCTGACAGGATTTGCTTTACCATAGAGCTTGATGAGAAATACTGCGACGTCATTGTAAATCGGTATCTTTCGCAGGTAGGTGATAATCAGAATGTATTTTTAATCCACGACGGTGTGAAAATGGCATTTTCAGATATGCAATAATTTCCGCTCATTTTCTTGAGAAACATCTTGCTATTCCGCTGCTTTTAAGTGATATATAGTATCACAAAAAGCAAAGGAGATTTATGAAAATGAAAGTCAAATATAATGTGACCGGCGAGCGGCGCAAAGAACTGGTCGAAGTTATCAGTGAGATTACGGAAAGCACAGTTGTTTACAAAGGTGTGCCGACTTTTGCCTATGAGGTCGGCAGGTTCACAGTCGACAAGGACGGCACTCTTTCGTGCAGTGACGAGGTGGACAGGGAACTTTTGAAAAGACTGACAGACGGCCTTATGGAACGCGGGTTTGAATGTGAGAGCCCGTCCAATGGACTGGTGATTGAATTTTCGTTGGATGGTTTTACCGATGAGCGTATTTCTAACCTAAAAAAGCTTATTGCGAGCAAGGCTACCCTCATTAAAAAATCCCTTGGTATCGACACCCTGCCCGTGGAGCGAACGGAAACGACGCTGAAATTCCCGTGGTTCCATTTCGGCGCTTCAAGTGAAGAAGCAGCCGCCTACACCCAACTGATTGACACCCTTTGTGCCGCTGCAAAAAAACAGAAGCGCGTGAATGCCAGAGAGAAAACCGTGGAGAACGAAAAATTTGCGTTTCGAGTGTTTCTCATCCGGTTGGGCTTCGTGGGTGACGAATACAAGGCGGCGCGGAAGATTCTGCTTAAAAACCTGTCAGGCAACAGTGCCTTCAAGAACGGCGCGCCGGTGAAAGCAGAGGCTGCCAATGAATAACTTTCCATCCAAAGAAATTGTGAAGCGGCTCCGCAAAGAATACCCTTCCGGGGCTCGTGTGGAGTTGGTGCGAATGGACGATCCGTATTCTAGACTCAAACCCGGTGACCGCGGCACGGTGGATTTCATCGATGACATTGGAACAATTTTCTGCAGGTGGGACTGTGGCTCCTCCCTCGGGGTCGTGTATGGTGCGGATGTGATTCGAAAACTGTAAAATACACGATGCTCCATCCCTATCTTTGTGTGCTTTTTCGTCCGGAATTGACTTGATATCTTAGCCTTTTAGAGTGATATATAGACATGCGAAAAGCAAACATACACCACTTTGAAAGGGGCAAAACAAAATGCTGACTACAAAATTTGGGATTGAAATTGAGTTTACCGGCATTACCAGAAGCGAGGCAGCGCGGGTCGCGGCGGAATACCTCGGCGGAACAGTCGAGAGTACCGGTGACTGGTACGACACCAAACGGGTTACGGACCAGGCAGGTCGGGTTTGGAAACTCATGAGCGACGGCAGCATCAACTGCCAGCGCCACCAAGGAGGCAGGAAGGTTCCGGCGGGCAAAGCTTACAGCGTGGAGTTGGTCAGTCCCATCCTTACCTACCGCGAGGATGTCGCCGCCCTGCAGGAACTGGTTCGCCAGCTTCGCCGCGCGGGCGGGTTCGCAAACGAATCCTGCGGCATTCACATTCATCTCGATGGCAGTGAGCACACGCCGCGCAGCATCCGCAATTTTGTCAATATCATCGCCAGCAAGAACGACCTTTTTTACAAAGCACTGCAGATTGCACCGGAGCGAATGACCTACTGCAAAAAGATGGATGCCCTTCTGGTGGAAAAGCTGAACCGCCGCAAACCGAAAACAATGCGGGAAATCGAGAACCTCTGGTACGAGGGCTACAGCGAAAGCCGCGACCGGCACTACCACCATAGCCGCTACCATTTTCTCAACCTGCACAGTTTTTTTACCGGCAACCACACGGTCGAACTGAGGGGGTTTAACTCGGAGCTTCATGCCGGAAAAATCCGCAGTTACATTGTTCTTGCCCTCGCGCTCAATCATCAGGCACTCACCCAGAAATGCGCTTCTGCGAAAAAGCCACAGACCGAAAATGAGAAATTCGCCATGCGAACCTACCTTAACCGCGTCGGCCTCATCGGTGACGAGTTCGCCAACTGCCGCGAACACCTGACGGCCCATCTGGACGGCTCGGCGGCATGGCGATTTCGGGCGGCCTGAACTGCCCGATGGAGATAGACGGAAAAAGGAGAATTCATAAAATGAAAAACGATAAAAAACTGTATGTGGCCTACGGCTCGAACCTCAATCTTGCGCAGATGGCGGAACGCTGCCCAACGGCGCACGTTGTCGGGACGGGTGCCATGGAGAATTGGAAACTGCTTTTTCGCGGCGCACACGCGGGCGCTGTGGCAACGGTCGAGCCCTTCGAGGGCGGCAGCGTTCCCGTGCTGGTCTGGGAAATCACCTCCGCTGACGAGGCAGCGCTGGACCGATACGAAGGCTGGCCGTACCTTTACCGTAAGGAAATGGTTGCGGTAAAGCTCGAGGGTGAGACCGTCGGGGCGATGGTTTACCTCATGAACGAAGGTCGGCCGCTAGGACAACCAAGCTGTCACTATTACACCACAATTCTGGAAGGATATCAGGATGCCGGATTCGACGCGGAGATTCTTCGACAGGCGACCGCCGACTCTGTGGAAACGGAGGTAATCAAGGATGAATGAAATTGTGCAAAAACAGATTCTTGCCATCCGCGCTGCTGGTGTTACAAATATGTTTGATGCAAAGCGCGTTCAGTACGAGGCCAATCGGCGCGGATTCTATGAGCTGGTGATTTATCTGGCAGAGCATCCGTCCGAATACAGCCGGTTTATCTTAGTGGGAGAAGATGAACTTGCGAAATAAAGCAACAAAATAGGCAAAGAAAAAGGCTTCTTCGGAGGCTCTTTTCCTTTGCCGTACGGGAGGATGCGGCACATGTGCGGAAACTAAAGAAATACAGACCCACACGGTTTAAAGCCACGGATTCCGTTTACGACAAAACCGCCGCCGACCATGCAGTAGATTTTGTCGAAGCCCTCTGCCATACCAAAGGCACCTGGGCAGAAAAGCCTTTCGAGCTCATCGACTGGCAGGAACAAATTATCCGGGATATCTTTGGAACCCTCAAACCCAATGGCTATCGCCAGTTCAACACCGCCTATGTGGAAATCCCCAAAAAGATGGGTAAAAGCGAACTGGCTGCGGCTATCGCACTGCTTCTCACCTGCAGCGACTGGGAGGAGCGCGCCGAGGTCTATGGATGTGCCGCAGACCGAAATCAAGCGTCCATCGTTTTCAACGTGGCGGCAGATATGGTTCGAATGTGTCCGGCGCTCTCAAAGCGTGTCAAAATACTGGACGCAACCAAGCGGCTCATCTATCAGCCGACCGGAAGTATCTATCAGGTGCTGTCCGCCGACGTCGGCAACAAGCACGGTTTTAACACCCATGGCGTGGTGTTCGATGAGCTGCATACCCAGCCGAACAGAAAATTATATGACGTTATGACCAAGGGCAGCGGCGATGCGAGAATGCAGCCGCTGTATTTTTTAATCACTACCGCCGGGGATAACCAGAACAGCATCTGCTGGGAGATCCATCAAAAGGCGCTGGATATTATTGATGGCAGAAAGCACGATCCTACCTTCTACCCGGTAATTTACGGCGCGGCACAGGAGGACGACTGGACAGACCCTAAGGTGTGGAAAAAAGCAAATCCATCTCTTGGTATCACGGTCGGCATGGATAAAGTCAAGGCAGCGTTTGAGTCGGCAAAGCAAAACCCTGCCGAAGAAAACAGTTTCCGGCAGCTTCGTCTGAACCAATGGGTCAAACAGGTGGTACGCTGGATGCCGATGGACAAATGGGATGCCTGCGCATTCCCCGTTGATGAAAAGTCACTTGAAGGGCGTGTCTGCTACGGTGGCCTTGACCTCTCGTCCTCTACCGATATTACTGCCTTCGTTCTGGTGTTCCCGCCAGAGGATGAGACAGATAAATATGCGATTCTGCCCTACTTCTGGATACCGGAGGACAATATTGATTTGCGCGTTCGGCGCGACCATGTAAATTATGACGTCTGGAAAAAGCAAGGCTTTCTGCAAACCACTGAAGGAAATGTAGTGCATTACGGCTACATTGAGCAGTTCATTGAAGCCCTCGGCGAGAAATACAACATCCGTGAAATTGCGTTTGACCGCTGGGGCGCGGTGCAGATGACACAGAATCTCGAAACGCTCGGCTTTACAGTTGTGCCCTTCGGGCAGGGCTTTAAGGATATGAGCCCGCCGACCAAGGAACTGATGAAGCTGACATTAGAGGAAAAGCTCGCCCACGGTGGCCACCCGGTACTCCGCTGGATGATGGACAATATCTTTATTAAAAAAGACCCAGCGGGCAACATCAAAGCAGATAAGGAAAAATCCACAGAAAAAATCGACGGCGCAGTCGCCACTATTATGGCACTCGACCGGGCGATTCGGTGCGGAAACGACAATTCGGCCTCGGTCTATGATGATCGGGGGATTTTGATTATATAGAACGCTTGCAATTTGCCGAACGAATGATTATGATAAAATAAGTAATGAACTGCTCGTTATTTATATTTGGCGAGGTGATTCGTTTTGCAGGGTGTGAAATGTTATAAGGTAAAGTTACTCCCACATGACAAGATGTGGGATATTGAGTTTATTGAAGCAAAAAAACAGATACAAGAATTGTGGTGTAAAAACATTGTCGATATAGAACATTTCGGTAGTACGGCAATCCATAATATCTGGGCAAAACCTATACTTGACATAGCTGTAGTATTAAAATCATTTGCTGATATGGACGTCAAATCCATGACAGACATTGGATATGATTATTGTGGTTTGCAGAAGCCGGACAACGATAGGCATCTTTTTGTTCTTCGCTCAGATAGTCAACTATCTTTGCGCCATATTCATTGTTATGAGCCGAATAATGCGGATTTTATACGCTGTATAGGATTTCGTGATTATTTGAATAGTCACCCGAAAGAAGCGCTTGAATACTCAGAATTGAAGAAGAAGCTTGCAGAACAATTTCCGGATGATAGATTCGCATATACAGATGCAAAATGGGACTTTGTAAAATCTATATATGATAAGCTCCCAAAGTAGATTATGAGCATTAAAATGAAGCTTAGTTCAACATGATTGTGAGGACGACCGATTGGCCGTCCTTTTTCATACCCATTTTTCGGAGGTGATACCATTTGAGTATCTTTACCGGGCTGTTCCGTTCCCGTGATAAGCCCCAAAACCTAATTGGCAGCACTCTCTCTTTCCTGTTCGGCAGCACGACATCAGGTAAGTTGGTTAACGAGCAAACGGCTATGCAGACCACGGCGGTGTATGCCTGTGTGCGCATCCTGTCCGAAGCCGTGGCCGGCCTGCCGCTGCATATCTACCGATACCGGGCAGACGGCGGCAAGGAACGCATTCCCCAGCACCCGCTGTATTCCCTGCTTCATGATGAGCCAAATTCGGAGATGACTTCATTTGTGTTTCGAGAGACACTGATGAGTCATCTTTTACTTTGGGGAAATGCCTATGCGCAGGTGGTTCGTAACGGACGCGGGCAGGTGATTGCCCTCTACCCACTGCTTCCGAACAAAATGGACGTCAGCCGGGCGGCGAATGGGGAGCTGCTTTACACCTATTACCGCGATTCAGATGAAACAGGGCTTAATCCAAAAGGCGGATATGTCACGCTCCGCAAAGACGAGGTGCTCCACATTCCCGGTCTCGGCTTCGACGGACTGATTGGCTACAGCCCCATTGCCATGTCGAAAAATACCATTGGAATGTCGCTTGCCACCGAGGAATACGGTGCCAGCTTCTTTGCCAACGGGGCAAATCCCGGCGGTGTTTTGGAACATCCCGGTGTCATCAAGGATATTCAGCGCGTCAAAGACAGTTGGAATACCGCCTATCAGGGCAGCGGCAACGCGCACAAGATTGCTGTTCTCGAAGAGGGCATGAAATTTCAGGCTATCGGCATCCCGCCCGAGGAAGCGCAGTTTTTGGAAACGCGGAAATTCCAGATTGACGAGATCGCACGTATCTTCCGCGTGCCGCCCCACATGGTGGGTGACCTTGAAAAATCCAGCTTTTCGAACATTGAACAGCAGTCGTTGGAATTCGTAAAATACACGCTCGACCCGTGGGTGGTGCGTTGGGAGCAGAGCCTGCAGCAGTCCCTGATTCTGCCCTCTGAAAAGGCATCGCTGATGATTCGGTTCAATCTGGACGGCCTGCTGCGCGGCGATTACCAAAGCCGGATGCAGGGATATTCGGTCGGCATTCAAAATGGCTTTTATTCCGTCAACGATGTGCGCCAGTTGGAGGATTTGAATCTGCTAGAGGACGCGGAGGGCGGAAATCTTCATTTTGTGAACGGAAATATGGTCAAGCTCAAGGACGTAGGAGCGGCCTATTCGAAGGAGGGAAATACAAATGCAAGTACAAACGCGGGCCGATAATGCCAAGCAAGCACAACGGTCGGAGTGCGAATCGCCTGCGGCGGCTCGCCGCTTCTGGAACTGGGTACGGGATGAAACCACTGAGGAACGCACCCTTTATCTTAATGGTGTTATTTCCGACGAAACATGGTGGAGTGACGAGGTCACACCAAAGCTGTTCAAAGATGAGCTTCTCGCCGGGGCAGGCAACATCACAGTGTGGATCAACTCTCCCGGCGGCGATGTATTCGCGGCGGCGCAGATTTACAACATGCTCATGGACTACACCGGAAAGATTACCGTTAAAATCGACGGGCTGGCGGCAAGCGCAGCATCGGTCATCGCGATGGCAGGCGGCGATGTGTATATGTCCCCCGTATCGATGCTGATGATCCATAATCCATCGACAATCGCCGTCGGGGACAGCGAGGAAATGCTCCGCGCCAAAGCCCTGCTGGATGAGGTGAAGGAAAGCATTATCAACGCTTATGAGCTGAAATGTGGGCTGTCCCGCACAAAGCTTGCACACCTCATGGATGCGGAAACCTGGATGAACGCCAACAAGGCAATCGAGCTGGGCTTTGCAGATAAAATCATGTTTGCCGATGGTGAAACAACTGCCGCCGACAGCCTGATTTTTTCCCGCATGGCGGTAACCAATTCTCTAATCAACAAACTGCCGAAACAGCAAAAGCCGACAATAGGAACACCGATTGAGTCGCTGGATAAGCGGCTCTCTTTAATTTCCCACTAATTTTAAGGAGGAACAAACAATGAGTAAAATTCTTGAACTGCGCGAAAAGCGCGCCAAGGCATGGGACGCGGCAAAGGCGTTCTTAGACACCAAGCGCGGCGGTGATGGTCTGCTCTGCGCCGAAGACACCGCCACTTATGACAAGATGGAATCCGATGTTGTGGCTCTTGGCAAGGAAATCGAGCGCCTTGAGCGCCAGTCCGTTATCGATGCGGAGCTGTCAAAGGCAACCAGTAATCCCATCACCAATACCCCTTCCAAAGGTACGGAGGAAAAGACCGGGCGCGCGTCCGCCGAATATAAAAAGGCATTCTGGAATGCGATGCGTACGCGTTCCGGCGAAGGTCTTGACCTGGTTGTAAAAAACGCTCTGCAAATCGGAACGGACACCGAGGGCGGTTATCTTGTGCCTGACGAATTCGAGCGTACCCTCGTGGAGGCTCTTGAGGATGAGAACATCTTCCGCAGATTTGCAAACGTCATCACCACCTCTTCCGGCGACCACAAAATCCCGGTTGTGGCATCCAAAGGTACGGCTTCCTGGATTGACGAAGAAGGTACCATTCCTGAAAGCGACGACAGTTTCGGGCAAGTTTCCATCGGCGCATACAAGCTCGGAACAATGATTAAGGTTTCAGAGGAACTTTTGAACGACAGCGTATTTAGCCTCGAATCCTATATCTCAAAAGAGTTTGCCAGACGTATCGGCAACAAGGAAGAGGAATCCTTCTTTATAGGGGATGGTTCCGGCAAGCCAACTGGCATTCTTGCCGCCACGGGCGGTGCACAGCTTGGAGTAACCGCAGCAAGCGCTACAGCAATCACGATTGATGAGGTGCTTGACCTGTTCTACTCCTTGAAGGCACCTTACCGCAATCGAGCTGCATTTGTCATGAATGACGCTACTGTAAAAGCAATTCGCAAGCTGAAAGACGGTAACGGTCAGTATTTATGGCAGCCTTCCTTACAAGCAGGTACTCCTGATACGATCTTGAACCGTCCACTGTACACTTCGGCATATGTACCAACGATTGCTTCGGCTGCTAAGACTGTTGCATTCGGTGATTTCAGCTATTACTGGGTAGCCGACCGCCAAGGCCGTACGTTCAAGCGTCTTAACGAGCTTTTTGCCGTAACCGGACAGGTCGGCTTTGTCGCCACCCAGCGTGTGGACGGCAAGCTGATTTTACCGGAGGCAATCAAGATTCTCCAGCAGAAAGCGTAAGGTGAGCGTATGAGTTATAACACAAAAAATTACACCGAGCAGGGTGGAGAAAAAACCGTCATTGGCGGCACACTTGAAATCTTGGAGGGGGCCTCGGTAACGGGGCTTCCTATTGCGAAAAATCAGGCAGAGAGTACCGCAACCGACGCTGCCGGTCTGGTTACGGATTTCAATGCCCTGCTTGCCAAGCTGAAAGCGGCGGGTCTGATGGCGGCGGACGGAGAATGACAAGGAGGCGGACGGCGTGAAAGCTGATAATCTTCTCCCCAAAGTCAAAGTGCACCTTATTTTGTCACATGACGAAGACGACGGTCTGCTGCTGAGCTATATTGCCGCCGCCGTGTCCTATGCCGAAAGCTATCAGCACGTTGCTAAAGGCTATTATGAAGAAACCTCCATGCCACCTACCACAGAACAGGCCGTGATTATGCTGTCGTCCTTCTTTTACGAAAGCCGGGACGGCAGCACGGCCGGCTTTTTCGGGGACAGCGTACAAGCGGGTCAGCAGGTATGGGACACGGTCAATCTGCTTCTTCGGCTTGATCGGGATTGGAAGGTATGATGATGTCCTTTGGTAAGATGAACACGCAGATTGACATCATCTCCACTGTCCCTGTGAAGAACGCTGAGGGCTTTGCCGCGGAGAGCGATACTGTTCTCGCGACCGTACGAGCGTATAAGGAAGATCGGCACGGAAATGAGCGATGGGCAAATATGGCGTCCTTTTCGACCGCCTCTGCCTTGTTTCGGTTCCGCGTGATTCCGGGCTTGGATGTTTCAACCTCCCTTTTCATTTCCTGCGCGGACGGACGATACCGGATTCTCAGTGCCGAAGACGTTCGTAGCCGTGGAATGTATGTTGAGGTTCTGGCGGAAAAGCTGGAACCAAGCATGAGGTGAGAATCATGGCTAAATTGACGATTCGAATGCCAGAAGAATTTCTGCAAAAAGTTTCCCGGCTTGCGGAAAAAACCGACGGAATCGTGCCAAAGGTGCTAAAAGCGGGCGGCGCTGTCGTTTTGCCGAAGGTGAAAAGCAATCTGCAGGCGACAGTCGGAAGCAACACAAAATATGAATCCCGCTCCACCGGCGAACTGGTTGGTGCACTGGGTGTAACTTCACCGAAGCAGGACAAAGACGGGAATTTCAACGTCAAAATCGGCTTTGCGGAACCACGAAAAGATTCCGGAAAGCAAAAAATCATCAGCAACGCGATGCTTGCCGGTATTCTGGAATACGGGAAATCCGGTCAACCGCCGAAGCCCTTTTTGAAGCCAGCAAAGGCGGCGGCGAAAAAGCCGTGTATTGCGGCTATGACCGAAACTCTGGAAAAGGAAATTGAAAATTTATGAGCATTTTGGAAGAACTCAATACGCTTCTGACAGGAATCGGGATTCCTGTGGAAACCGGTGTGTTCAGTGGTCCACCACCGAACGAATACGCGGTGGTCACCCCTCTTTCCGACACCTTTGCACTTCACGCGGATGACCGACCCGGTCAGGAAACACAGGAAGCACGGCTGTCGCTCTTTTCAAAGGAAAGCTACACGGCACGGAAAAATCAAATTGTTCGGCTCATGCTGGAAAATGATTTTACCATCACCGACCGCCGGTATATCGGTCACGAAGACGATACCGGCTACCACCACTATGCCATCGACGTGGCAAAATTGTATGAACTGGAGGGAACTTAACGTGGCAACTGTTGGCTTTGATAAGCTATATTATTCAACAATCACGGAGGGCACCGGCGGTGAGGAAACCTATGCCGCTCCGGTGCTGCTCGCAAAGGCGATTAAATGTGATTTGTCCATTGAGCTTGCGGAAGCGACACTGTATGCGGACGATGCAGCGCAGACTGTCGTGAAAGAATTCAAATCCGGCAAGCTCTCGTTGGATGTGGACGACATCGGTTCCACCGCTGCTGAAAATCTGACTGGAGCGGTGCTTGATGCTAACGGCGTTCTTGTTTCGGCAAGCGAGGACGGCGGCAAGCCTGTCGCAATCGGATTCCGAGCGAAAAAGGCAAACGGAATGTACCGGTACTTCTGGCTGTATCGGGTTGTGTTCGGCGTCCCTGCGACAAACCTTGAAACCAAGGGCGACAGCATCAAATTCTCCACACCTACGATTGAAGGCACAATCACCCAGCGCAACAAGGTGGACACCAGTGGAAAGCACCCGTGGAAGACGGAGGTCAACGAGGATGATTCCGGCGTTCTGGCAGCAACCATCTCCGGTTGGTTTACGCAGGTCTATGAACCGGATTATACCGAGGTATGAGGAGTGATTTTATGGATATGGAAAACCGAAGCTCGGCAATTTCGGTCGGTGGTGAACAGTACCGGCTCGTTCTCACCACCCGCGCAACAAAAGAAATTGCCAAGCGTTACGGTGGGTTGGAAGACCTCGGCGAAAAGCTCATGAAATCGGAAAATTTTGAGATGGCCATTGAAGAAGTTGTCTGGCTCATTGTGCTTTTGGCAAACCAAAGTATTCTGATTCACAACCTGCAGAACGCGGAAAAGTGGGAACTACTCACCGAGGAAGCGGTCGAGCTCCTCACTTCCCCGCTGGATTTGGCGGATTACAAAAACGCTATTCTGGAAGCTATGATGAAAGGCACAAAGCGATATGTGGAAAGTGAGGAAGAATCCTCAAAAAACGGAGTTGGCAGGCGGCCTCCGCCCGGATAACAGACGAAGAACTGTTTGCCCGACTGATTTATTATGGTGTCACCCAGTTGCACCGACCTGAATCCGAAGTATGGCTCATGCCAATTGGTGACCTACTGGACCAATGGGAAATCCACAAGCAGTTTATCGGGATGGCGAAACCAAAGCGGGAATATTTTATTGAAGATGTGATTCCAGCCAGAAATTAACTGTCTATATGCCGATAAAGGCAAAAACGCTGCTTTTTTTCAAGAATAGTTCATCGATTTCTTGCCGATAATATGCTATAATAAAGGCATTATCGGAGGTGGCTTATGGAGTATCAATCAGTTGCCGAAATTGCGGAGAAGTGGAAGGCATCCGAGCGGACAGTTCGCAATTACTGTGCCCAGGGGCGCATCCCGGGTGCATTTTTGACCGGAAAGACTTGGAATATTCCGGAAAACGCGCAGCGCCCGGAACGCTCCAACAAACACACGGATGAACCGAAAACCCTGCTGGAATATCTAAAGCGCGAAAAAGTCGGAAAAGTCACGGGCGGCATTTACCATAAGGTGCAGATTGAACTGACCTACAATTCCAATCACATCGAAGGCAGCCGCCTGACCCATGACCAGACACGCTACATTTATGAGACCAACACCATTGGCGTGGACAGTGGTACAATGAATGTGGACGACATCGTAGAGACGGCAAACCACTTTAAATGTATTGACATGGTCATTGACCAGGCGAACCAGCCGTTAAGCGAGACTTTTATTAAGCAACTTCATCTGACACTGAAAAATGGCACCAGCGACTCCCGCAAGGATTGGTTTGCTGTTGGCGAGTATAAGAAACTACCGAATGAAGTCGGCGGCTGTAACACTGCTGCTCCGGAGGAAGTTTCCGCGAGAATTAAAGAGCTGCTTCGGTCTTACAACGCACAAAAACAAAAGACGTTGGAGGAGATTATCGAGTTTCATTATAAATTTGAAGCAATTCATCCCTTCCAGGATGGGAATGGCCGTGTGGGCAGGCTGATTCTGTTTAAAGAATGCCTGCGAAATAACATTGTGCCATTCATTATTGATGAGGAACTGAAGATGTTCTACTATCGCGGTCTACACGAATGGAAATCCGAGCGCGGTTTTCTGCGGGACACTTGTCTTACGGCACAGGATAAGTTTAAAAAGTATCTGGATTATTTTAGAATACCCTATGAGCAATAAACTGGCATTTGATGCAAAGAGTATTTTATAAAGCAGATGGCAATACGATATACTAATTTAAAATATGCAATCATCTTTTAGGAACAGCCTTCCGGGGCCGTTCCTTTTTTACGCGTATTTGTAGGAAGGCGGTGAACACAAATGTCCGACAATTTTGGCTTTAAAATCGGTGTCGAAGGCGAAAAAGAGTTCAAAAGCGCGTTACAGGACATCCGGCAAACCTTCAAGGTTCTCGGCAGCGAAATGAACCTCGTTGCCTCGCAGTTCGATAAACAGGACAAATCGGTTGAAGCCGTCACCGCGCGGAACGCTGTTCTAAACAAAGAGATTGACGCACAGAAAGAAAAGATTGGCTTGCTGGAAAAGGCCCTGCAGAACGCGTCCACTTCCTTTGGCGAAAACGACCGCCGCACACAGAACTGGGCGGTTCAGCTCAACAATGCTAAGGCAAAACTCAACGGTATGGAGCGCGAAGTTGCCCAAAACAACCGCACCCTTGATGACTTTTCCCGTTCTGCCGAAACTGGCACGAGCCATTTAAACAATGCGGCAGATTCTGCCGATGATTTGTCCCACGAAGTCCGCAACCTTGGCGGGGAAATGGACAGCACCGGAAAGAAAACATCCCTGTTTGGCGATATGCTCAAAGCGAATCTCCTTTCTGAAGCCATGATCGGTGGGATTAAGGCATTGGGCAGCGCCATCGTGGGAATCGGCAAGAGCTTTGCCGGGGCAATGAAAGATGGTGTCGAGTATAACGCCCAGATGGAAGGCTACACTGCATCCTTCACCACCATGCTGGGTGATCAGGCGAAGGCACAGAAGCTTGTTACCAACTTAAAAAAAGAGGCGGCTGCTACACCGTTCGGGATGCAGGATTTGGCAAGTGCCGCGCAGACACTGATGGGCTTCGGCATGAACGCTTCCGACGCACAAAAGCACATGAAAGAGCTCGGCGATATTTCACAAGGGGATACTGAACGCTTCAAAAGTCTGACGCTTGCCTTTGCACAGGCTTCCTCCGCCGGAAAGCTCACAGGTCAAGACTTATTGCAGATGATTAATGCCGGATTTAACCCGCTCGAGGAAATCTCACGTAAAACAGGGAAATCCATCGGAGAACTCAAACAGCAAATGGAGAAAGGCGGCATCTCGGCGACCATGCTTGCAGACGCTTTTTCTTCGGCGACCTCTGAGGGAGGGCGATTCTACGGTTCGATGGCTGCACAGTCCAAGACGTTTTCCGGGCAGATGTCGACTTTAAACGATGCTGTTTCTTCCCTAAAAGGTCAGCTTTCCGAGGGGCTGAGCAACATGCTTTCCAGTACGGTTCTGCCAATGGTAAACGGTTGGCTCTCAGAACTTTCCACCGCGTTCAGTCAGGATGGTGCAAAAGGCCTGATTGACGCGTTTGGCGGCATCTTGCAGGAAGCGGTGCAATTTATCGCGCAGCAACTGCCTGTGGTAGTGGATATTGCGTCCCAGATTATTATCTCGCTTGTGCAAGGTCTGACGGCGGCTTTACCGCAAATTACAAATGCGGCAGTCACTTTGCTCATGACGCTGGTAAACGGTATCATCACCAATCTCCCGCAAATCGTGCGTGCTGCACTGCAGGTAATCGTTACGCTGGCGTCCGGCATCGGCGATGCACTTCCAAAGCTCATTCCGGCTATTATTGATACCGTCCTCACAATCGTAAATACACTTTTAAACAACATGGACAAGGTGCTTTCCGCCGCATTCAAAATCATCGAAGGGCTGGCAAAAGGTCTAATCAATGCCCTGCCAAAACTGATTGACCGCCTGCCGCAGATTGTCAACTCGATTGTAAATTTCATCGTCAACAATCTGCCCCGCATTTTGGAAATGGGTGTGAAAATCATTGTTCAATTGGCAGTCGGTTTAGTTAAAGCCATTCCACAACTTGTGGCAAAACTGCCGCAGATTATCTCTGCGCTGGTGAGCGGATTCGGGAGACTCCTCGGCGCGTTCGGGAATATCGGAAACAACATCGTGTCCGGTATTTGGCAGGGAATTGTCGGGATGCGGGATTGGATAACGAACAAGATATCCGGCTTCTTTAGTGGAATCGTAAACAGCGTGAAAGGTTTCCTCGGAATCCATTCCCCGTCCACCGTGTTTGCCGGAATTGGCAACTATATGGCACAGGGCCTTGGGCAAGGATTTAGCAAGACAATGAACGATGTTTCCGCCGATATGCAGGCGGCGATTCCCACGAACTTTGATTTAAATCCCACCTTGGGTGTCGGTGGTTCGGGGAGTAACTCTGCCAATACCATAAGTGCTTCCGGCGGTTTTACACTGCACATTGAGAACTTCGTGAACAACACAGAGAAAGACATTCAGCGCCTTGCTTATGAATTTGAATTCTACCGGCAGCAGGCAGCAGCGGCGAGGGGGAACGCGTGATGCTGAGTTTTACGTTCGGCGGCAAAGACAGCTTTCAGAATTTCGGCATTTATATGGCATCGCGCCCGCACATTCCGTCACCCGAGCGCCGGGTAACCTACATCGACGTGCCGGGAATGGATTCGCGACTTCGGCGTGACGAGGGAACCTACGGCGATATTACAATTTCTCTGGAATGCTCGTTCCTTGGCGACCCTGTTTCAAAAATCAGTGCCGTCAAGAACTGGCTTCTAAATGCAGGCGAAGCCGACCTTACTTTTAGTCACATTCCGGGCCGGAAGTATCTTGCGCAAGTGGTCAACAGCATCGACTTTGAAATTGTGCTGAAAGTGACCTCTCATTTTGTCATCCTGTTTAACTGCCGACCGTTTCAGTATGCAACGGACAATACACCAATTGTTGTGACGGACGGTTCCGGATATGTTCTGTCCAATCCCGGAACGGTAAAGTCTCTTCCGATTATAAAGATAAACGGTTCCGGTTCCGGCGGCCTGACGGTGAACGGTCAGAGTGTGTCTTTCAGTGACATCGACGAGAGTGTCATCCTGAACTCCGAACTGCGGGAAACGTATCTGGATACCGGCACGGAACTCATCAGCAAGAACTCCACCAAGACCGGCGATTACCCGGTGCTTTTGCCGGGTGATAATACAATTTCTTTTTCCGGCGGAATCACATCCCTTGAAATCACTCCGAATTGGCGGTGGCTGTAATGGTGTTCGTCTATGATTCCAAAGCGCAGGAATTTACAAACGACGGGCTAGGGGCAATTACTCCCAGCTCATGTTTTGTTTCGGAAGAAATTAACGGCGCGTTTGAGCTGGAGCTTGTGCATCCGGTCGACGCTTTCGGCAAATGGAAACGCCTGCAGAAAAACAATATCATCCGGGTGAATACCTACCGAGGGATGCAGACATTCCGAATCTACCGTGTTGTAAAAAATGCGGTCGATGGTACGGTAAAGGTGAATGCTCGGCACATTTTTTATGATTTGCTGGCCAACTTCGTGGAGGACGTCCGACCGACTGATAAAACCGGTGCGGAAGCCGGGCAGCAGATTTTAAGCGGTTGTCAGTACCTCACACCGTTTGCTTTTTCGAGTGACATCACGCACACTGCAACTGCGTACTATCTGCGCCAGTCACCGGTGCAGGCATTCCTTGGCGATACCGAGCAGGCGTTTATTGCCCGTTGGGGCGGCGAGATTGTCCGGGACAACTACAATATTGCAATTAATACTCGGCTCGGGGCGGATAATGGAGTGCGGATTGCCTATGGGAAGAACATGGCGGGGCTGGAATTTCAGGAGGACGCTTCCGGCGTGGCAACGCGGATTCTGCCAACGGCTCTGACCGAGGACAATCAGATTCTGCTGCTTCCGGAAAAGTATATTGATAGCCCGCATCTTTCAGAATATCCGTTTCCCATTGTATCTATGGTGGACACCGGATTTCAGGTTGGCAAAGAAGTGGATGGCGCGATTCCGTACCCTACGGTAGAGTCCTGTTACGATGCCATGCTACAGTTTGCCGCCGACCAGTACCTTGTCGGAGCCGATATTCCGAAACTTTCCCTTTCCGTGAATTTCGTGGACTGGAAGGACATCACCGGGTATGAAAAATACAAGTCGTTGCTGACCGTGCATCTTGGCGACGACGTGACAGTCGATTATGCGCCGTTCGGTATCAGCGTGAAACTTCGGGTATGTGCGGTTTCGTATAACTGCCTGACCGACCGATTTGAAACGCTGACCATCGGTGAAAAGCGCATTTCCGTGGTGAATTCCATCAATTCCGCTTCCCAGCAGATTAGTGAAGTGAAGCAGGAAATTACGGCTACCAATCAGAGCGTATCTTCTGTCACTGAAAATGTATCTGACCTGAACAACGACGACAAGTTAACGTCAAACGAAAAAAGCGCCGCCCTGCGGGAGTGGAGTTCCTTTGCCAATGAAAAAGGAACGCTCAGCACACAGGCCACGGCGCTTGGAATTTCTATTGAGCTTTCAGATTATAGCAACGCGTTCCAGCTTCTGTCCAATTACCTAAACGGCGGCGCGCTCTACACGACCGGCATCCCCCTTTGGCTGGATTCCGACCACCTCAACATGACCACCGACATCAGCGGCGAGCAGTACCGGCAGAAATTTTCCGATTACTATGCCGCTCGAAATACACTGGTACAGGCAGTCACCGCAAAACTCAAGGTGCTTTCCGATACCGCGCAGAACGGTGTGGATACCAATACGGGTGAAATTATAACCATCAATTCGACGCTCACGACGGTACAAACTGACGTTGACGGCCTGCAAACCTCGGTTTCCAGCATCGACAACCAGATTTCCAACACCGAAGACGGTATCTCACTTCGACTTTCGAACGCGGAGTCGACCGTCGAGCAGCACAGCGCTTCTATCGTTACCAAGGTGGAAAGCAGCACCTTTGACGGGTATGTTTCAGAAAATGACGCGCAGCTTTCAGACGTGGATACCCGGCTGACCACGATGCAGCAGACCGTGGACGGCCTGTCGCTTTCCGTCAGTCAGACCGGCTACCGGAACCTGCTAAAAAACTCGGCTGGCCGGAACGAGCTGACCTTCTGGAATACAACCGGCATAGTGGCCACCGTTTCCAATACGGACACTTCAAACAACACGGTCAGCAATTCCTCGTTCCAACTGGAGGCGGACAGTACCATTTCACAGGATTTCTCCTTGAAATTCAACACGGCTCACACCGTTTCCCTTCTTTTTCAGGCTTCCGGTTCCGGCGGCGAAGTAAAGGTCAGTGTCACACAAAATAGCACCGAATCCGTTTTATATGACAACACAAACACCGGCACGGACTGGGAGTTTGTCACTTGTCAATTTAATTCTCTGGACACGGTCTGCACCATAAAAATTACAGCTTCTGTTGAAACTCTGGTGTCCGACCTAATTGTCTCCGAGGGCACGAACGTCGCACCGTGGGTGCAGTCCGATGAAGAACTTTACACAACGGATTTCATTGCCGACAGCACTGGTCTGACGATTGGCAGCAATACCACCGACATGAAGGCGCACATCTCCACATCAGCTTTTGAAATCTATCGCGGCGACAATCTGCGCATCAATGTTGCACCGGACGGAACGCGTCTGCAGAAAACCATCATTGAAGATGACCTCACGGTCGGAAGCGTTAAGGAAATTGTCCGGGCAGGGGTTGGCGTGGACTTCGTGGTGATATAAAGGAAGGATGGTTGAATGTCTGAAATTATCAGTGCCCTGCAAGATGGCTCGCAGGTTAAAGTGGTCTACGCCTTTACCCAAAACATCGCTGCAAACACGTCGACCATCACCGCATCCTTGTACGTTCACCGTGACAGCTATGGACCATCCTACGACAGCTCCTGTTTGGCATACATTAATATAAACGGAAGCCGGGCAATGACCTACACGGCGGGCTTCACTATTGGTTCAAGTTGGGTGCAGATTGGCAGTACCTGTACGGCAACCGTCGCGCACAATGCAGACGGTACGAAAATCGTCAATATCACAGGATACTTCAATTCCAGCGTCACCTCAAAGCTCGAAAACCTCAGCGTTTCCCAAAACATTACGCTGACAACCATTCCGAGAGCCAGCCAAATCACCGTGTCCAGCAGTTCATTCAATATTGGCAGTTCCATCACAATCTACACGAATCGGAAAAGCACCACATTCACACACGCTCTGAATTTGTATTTCGGTGGGTACTCCACAACGATCGCCTATAACATCACGGACAGTTATGTTTGGAATACCACACCATGGGCTTCGGCAATGTACCAACAGATTCCGAATACAAACACCGGAACCGGCACACTGCGGCTCATCACCTACGACGCGGACAGTAACGTGGTCGACTACACGGAACTGGGGATTACAGCTCATGTGGTCAACAGCAATCCCACATTCACTGGCTTTTCCTATGAAGATGTGGATTCCAATACGGTCGCACTGACCGGTGACTCCTCGCAGATTGTCCAGACAAAATCCAATCTCCAGATAACTGTGACCGGCGCGGCGGCGCAAAATTATGCGACCATTTCTTCCTACCGGGTGCAGTACGGTTCCAAAACGGTGACGAGCGCTTCCAGTATCATCAGCTTTGGCACGGTGTCCGCGAGCGACAGTCTGATCGTGACCGTCGTCGATAGTCGGGGCAACACAGCGCAGCAGAGCACGGCGATTACGACGATAGCCTATTCTCCGCCGGTAATTTCTTCCGTATCGCTGTCCCGCGTAAACAACATCGAAGCAGGAACGTTGCTGGAATGCGCCGGAACTTATGCGGCGTATATGGTGACGAAAAGCCAGTGTTTCCTGAAATACCGGTACAAGACAACATCTGCAAGCACATGGAGCGATTACGTTACCATTACACCGACGATAAACGGAAGCGATTTTTTATTTAACGCAAACATCGGCGACTTCAATATTGACTCGTCGTTTAACTTTGAACTTGTTGCATCCGACTACTACACCGCAACCACACAACCGGCCTTGCTATCTACGGCAAAGCCGGTTCTTTCGATTCGTGACGGGCAAATCGGCATTAACAAAATTCCGGAAAACGGCGCATTGGATGTGGGCGGCGACGTGTATATTTCCGGCTCCAAAGCCTACAGCGACGGCTACCATCCAAGCGCCGACACGGTAGGAGGTCTGCATCTCCTGCGGGGAGCGACTTCCGGTACGACAGCGACACAGACGGCCTACGGTTCCATCTATTACTCGGCGGATATCAACATCAGCTTTGGAGCGACTTTACCGACAGCTCCATATGTCCTGACCTCGTTTAACACGAACGGGTTTGGCTATTGCGTCGTTAAAAGCACCAGTACGACCGGGTTTACGGTGAAAATCACAAACGCGGTTACTTCATCCGGTGTGAATTGGGGCATCCAATGGATTGCAATCTATGAATCGTAACGTGGAAAGGCCCTTTAATATTTTACTGTTTGGGAGGTATCTAAAATGAAAACGAACTGGAATTGGGTGCAGGCGATTTTTTCCGCTTTGGGTGGCTTCTTTGGCTGGTTTTTCGGCGTTGGGAACCCCGGTGGCAGCTTTGACGGATTTTTGTATGCACTGCTTGTGTTCGTAGTTGTGGACTACCTGACCGGTGTCATGTGTGCCATCGCGGACAAAAAGCTGTCCAGTGAGGTCGGCTTCAAGGGTATTTGTAAAAAGGTGCTGATTTTTGTAATGGTGGGTGTCGCGCACATTATGGACATCTATCTCATTGGCAACGGCGAGGTTCTGCGTACCGCCGTTATCTTTTTCTACTGCTCCAACGAGGGGGTGTCTATGCTGGAAAACGCGGCACATCTGGGGCTGCCCATCCCCCAAAAGCTCAAGGCGGCTCTGGAGCAGCTTCACGGGCGGAGCGACGATTCGTCAAGGCCGGGTGACGGAGCATGATTGATTTAACAACAGCTGCGACCGTTTTCATCGGTCGACAGGGCGAGAACCATTTTCGGAATCTGGAGTTTGATGTCTCCAGTCTGCTTGGTGATGAATATCTCGGCGAGACGTTGACCGCCATTTACAAACGGCCGGACGGCGTCGCTTATCCCGTAGTTACAAGTTATGCGGACGGTGTGCTGACCTGGTCGCCCGGTTCAACAGAAACTGAAATTGTCGGTGTGGGGCAACTTGAAATCAGAGTTACCCATGAGGACGTTGTCGGGAAAAGCGTGCGGGTACTCACCATCGTGGAGGAGGCTCTTGCGGACGGAATTGTTGAACCGCCGGAGCCGCCCGCGCAGGAATGGCTGAATCAGGTGCTGACATCTCTCGCCGCAATTGATGTGAATGACACCTACTCGCTGCTCAATCTCACGTACAACCTGTTAAATAATAACTATACTCTGCTCGGGACCACGCATGACGAGATGGAAAGCATGCGCGACACGCTGTATACCCGCACCGGGATTATCCTCAATCATCTGCACCCGGTGGAGACAGCCTCGGCACCGGACATGGCAAGCCGCAGGGCATCCATCACCTTTACCGAAATTTCGGCGGGCAGCAATATGGTGTTGGACAGCGTAACCTATTTGTTCGTTGCGGCGCTGGGAAGTCCGGCGGAAAATACCGTGCAGGTACTGATTCAGAGCAATCTCAGCGACACCGTCAAAAAGCTTGCCGAAGCCATACGGGGTGTTCCGGATGCGGAAAACATCGCGTACGGCAGCGGAGCAAATCCGCACCCCACCTGTACGGGCTACTGGACAAAACAGCGTTTTTCCGTCGGAGACATTTCCGTTGCTCCCGGAGAAAGCCTGTTCCTTTTGGAAAAAGCAGAGGATGCCAATACCGCCCTGCCGCTGACTTCCACTGCCGCATCAACTATCAACGCTTTCATTCGGATGCCGCACCTGCGGTATGTTTTGTCGGGCAATGCCCTCGGCTCCGGCGGCACCAACAGTGTCAGAGGACCTTTGCACACGATTTTGCCTATCGGAAGCGTCGTAATCGGCGGTCAGGACGACCCGCTTATTCCGGTGCCCTATGACTGCCACTTGGTCACCATTTGCCGCCAATCAGATACCACCGAAAAGGAGCTGGACTTCTATATCTCAAACGACGAGCAGACCTTTACCCGGATTTCGAGGGGTTCGCCACTCGGCGCGGATAGCTCTATAGAAGCCCAGCACGCTCAGATTGCGATGCGGCAAAGCAGAGTACCTGCCGGCTACGGGCTATACGCCCGCATTGGAAGCAACGGCACATCGGCGACCGCTTATTGCGATTTAAAGTTTACCGGCCATCTGTATCCAGCCGCGCTTGCGGTTGACATTTAAACTGTGAGGTGCTTTTTATGAATCTGCATCAACTTATTCTGACGAACAACGCCTGCTACAAGACCGGCCGCACCATTACGCCGAAGGGCATCATGGTGCATTCCACCGGGGCGAACAATCCCAATCTAAAACGCTATGTCGGTCCGGATGACGGACTGCTCGGGAAAAATCAGTACGGCAACCACTGGAATCAGAATACACCGGACGGCTATCAGGTCTGTGTTCACGGCTTTATCGGCAAGCTGGCAAACGGTTCTATCGCAACGTACCAGACCTTGCCATGGAATATGCGCGGCTGGCATTGCGGCAGCGGCTCCAAAGGCTCCGGTAACGATACGCATATTTCCTTTGAAATCTGCGAGGACAACCTGACAAATGCCTCCTATTTTCATGCTGTTTACAAGGAGGCTGTGGAGCTTTGCGTCTACCTCTGTAAGCAGTATGGGCTGACAGAAAAGAACGTCATCTGCCACTCGGAGGGTGCGAAGCTGGGGATTGCTTCTAACCACGGCGATGTCATGCACTGGTTCCCGAGGTTCGGCAAAAGCATGGACACCTTCCGCGAGGATGTCCGTAAAGGCCTGACCAAAACCACAGTACCAGCAGCATTTTCCGTCGGCAATAAAGTGATTCTTAACGGTGCGGTTTACGCAGACAGTTACGGCGGTGGAAAAGGTCGTACTTTCCAAAACAAAGTCTGTACCGTCACCCGCATTGTCGACCTTAAACGCAAGTGCCCATACCTGTTGGACAACAGCTTGGGCTGGGTGCCGAAGAACAGCATCCGAAAAGCATAACGAATAGTTTATGACATTGCCGCCTGTGGGGTTTTATTACCTGCGGGCGGCTTTTTTGCGTTCAGGGGGTTCGAATCCCACCGATTTTTCGCATATCGGTAGGAGGGAATGAACTATGATGAGCATTACAGATGAAAAGTCGGAATTGAGTTTTGAGAAAAGGCCTGTGTCGCAGGAGCAATTGCAGCGTGAGGTGGATTATGTGAGAGCACAGCAGATACTTGAGTCCATGCTGGATAACGGATTGATTTCTTTGTTGGAATTTGACAAGATAACCGCTTTGAACCGTGAATCTTTCTCTCCTGACCTCGCTCAGATTATGCCCTCAAACTGTTGCGATCACCCGCATTCAGAGGTAACATATCACACTGACTAGGAGGTGTTAAAATGAAGAAAGTTACGAAAATCATGCCAAGCGCTGCGGCTTCGCCCGAAAAGGCAAAGTTGCGTGTTGCAGCATATTGCCGTGTCTCCACCGACACTGACGAACAGATGGAAAGCTTAGAGACACAGATTAAGCATTATGAGTCCTACATCCGGGCAAACGTGGAATGGAACTATGCCGGCATTTATTACGACGAGGGCATATCGGGCACGAAAAAGGAAAAGCGTCCGGAACTTCTTCGGATGATTGACGACTGTGAAAATGGAAACATTGACTTTATCGTCACCAAATCCATCAGCCGCTTTGCCCGCAACACAACAGATTGCCTGGAACTGGTGCGAAAGCTGCAAAGCCGCGGCATTTTCATTTATTTTGAAAAGGAAAATATCAACACCGGAGAAATGGAAAGCGAGCTCATGCTCTCAATCCTAAGTGGAATGGCCGAAAACGAGTCGGTATCCATCGCTGAAAATAACAAATGGTCGGTCAGGCGCCGCTTCCAAAACGGCACCTATAAAATATCCAGCCCGCCCTACGGTTACGACTCCGCGGACGGAAAGCTGGTGGTGAATAAAAAGGAAGCCAAAGTGGTTCGCTTCATCTTCGCCGAGATTCTGTCCGGCAAGGGGTGCGGCAAAGTTGCAAAGGAATTGAATCATCGTGGCCTTAAGGGTAAGCGGGGCGGTCTGTGGCGGTCGTCAACCATTCGGGGAATGGCCTATAACGAGAAATACGTCGGTGATACGCTGTTTCAGAAAACCTACACCGACGAACACTTTAACCACCACCGCAACAACGGTGAAAAGGAACAGTACCTCATCCAGAACCACCACGAGCCGATTATCAGCCGTGAGGATTTTGAAGCGGCACAGGCTGTTATTACCCAGCATGCCAGAGAAAAGGGGCTCGAGAAACGCAGTGGAAAAAGTCGGAATCGCTATCCCTTTTCGAGAAAAATCATCTGCGGAAATTGCGGCGGCACCTTTAAACGCTGTATTCATGCCAGCGGAAAACATCGAATTGCATGGTGCTGTACCACACATCTCGCGGATATTACCGCGTGCCCGGTGAAATATATCCCGGACTCTGCTTTAGAGGTTTCGTTTGTCACGATGATGAATAAGCTCATTTTCGGGAATCAAACCGTACTCCGACCACTGCTTGTCAGCCTGCGTGGGATAACCTCCGACTCCAGCCTAAAAAGTATCGGGGAGCTTGACAAAAAACTCGAGGATAACGCAGAACAGCAAAAGGTGTTGGTGGGGCTTCTCACCAAAGGCTATCTGGAACCTGCCGTTTACAATAAGGGAAACAACGAACTCCTGCAAGAAGCCGAACAGATACAGCGGCAAAAGGAGTCCCTCCTGCGTTTTATGAACAACGACAGCCGAAGCCTGAGCGAGGTCAGTGCAATTTTGCAGTATGCCACCAAGGCCGCAATGCTGGATAGCTTTGACGGAGAACTTTTTACCCGTTTTGTGGAACGGATTCATGTGTATTCCCGAACAGAAATCGGATTTGAACTCAAGTGCGGCATTACACTCAAGGAAAGGGTGGTGATTTGAATGGGGCGCATACCTTATGGTTATCGGATTGAAAACGGGCAGGCTGTGCTGGACGAAAAAGCCACCGAACAGGTAAGGGCGCTGTTTCGCTCCTACCTCTCCGGCGATTCGATGGTAGCCGCTGCTCAAAAAGCTGGCATTAAAGCCTTTCATTCGAGAATTACCAGAATGCTTCAAAATGTCCACTACCTCGGCGATGCGTATTACCCGGCGATAATTGACCCGGACACCTTTTCGGCTGCCGAAGCAGAACGCGTCCGACGGGCGGAGAAGCTTGGTCGTGTCTGGGAGCCGAAAAAAGAAAAAGAGGTCGTCTTTCCCACCGCCTTTCGCCTGTGCGAAGGGAGCCAGCAGTTTGACGACCCGTTTATGCAGGCGGAATACGCCTACAGCTTAATAGAAACGGAGGTGCTTGATGATGGAAGCGAAAATGAGTATTACGGTGCTTCCGGCGCGAAAAAATGCCGGTTCGGCGAACAAGGATGAGGAGAAGCCAAAGCAGCGAGTTGCAGCCTACTGCCGTGTGTCCACAGACAGCGACGAGCAGGCCACCAGCTACGACGCTCAGATTGAGCATTACACCAATTACATCAACGGCCATCCAGATTGGGTACTGGCGGGGGTTTTCGCGGATGACGGTATTTCCGGCACCAACACCAAAAAGCGTGAGGAATTCAACCGCATGATTGATGTGTGCATGGCGGGCGGCATCGATATGGTTATCACCAAATCCATCAGCCGGTTTGCCCGCAACACGCTTGATTGCCTAAAATATATCCGCCAGCTCAAGGAAAAGAACATTCCCGTCTATTTTGAAAAGGAAAACATTAACACCATGGATTCCAAGGGTGAGGTCATGCTTACGATTATGGCATCCCTTGCCCAGCAGGAAAGCCAGTCCCTAAGCCAGAACGTGAAATTGGGTTTGCAGTACCGCTACCAGCAGGGTGAAATTCAGGTCAACTGCAAATGGTTTCTCGGCTATACCAAAGACGAAAATAAGCATCTGGTCGTCGTGCCGGAGGAAGCTGAAATCGTCAAGCGCATTTACAGGGAGTACCTTGAGGGTGCAAGTATGTTGAAAATTGCCCGGGGCTTGGAAGCGGACGGCATTCTGAACGGCGCAGGTCGGGAGCGATGGCATACCAGCAACATTAACCAGATTTTGCGAAATGAGAAATACATCGGGGATGCCCTTTTGCAAAAGACCTATACCGTTGACTTCCTCACGAAAAAGCGGGTCAAGAATAATGGTCTTGTGCCACAATACTATGTAGAAAATAGCCACGAAGCCATCATCCCGCGCGAGATTTTCATGCAGGTGCAGGAAGAACTGGTGCGCCGGCGAGTAATTCATAAAAGTCCAAACGGGAAGAACCGGGTATTCAGCAGCAGCCACTGTCTGGCGAATATTGTATACTGCGGTATCTGCGGAGAGTTTTACCGCCGAATTCACTGGTACAACCGCGGCAAAAAGTCCGTGGTCTGGCGGTGCATCAGCCGTCTTGAAAATACCGGGTTATTCTGCGATGCCCGCACCGTGTCGGAAAGCCTCCTCGAACAAGTACTGGTAGATGCCATCAATCAGACGCTGTGCACCAAGGACACCTTCCTCGCCACTCTGCAGCAGAACATCGAATCCGTCTTAAAAGCAGAAAAAAGCCAGCCGCTTGTCGAGATTGAAAAGCGACTGACCGAATTGCAGGAGGAACTTTTAAAGCGGACCGGCACCCGAACCGACTATGAGGACATCGCCGAGGAGATTTACCGCCTGCGCAAGGAAAAACAGAAGCTTCAACTGGAAAGTGCCGGGCGGGACGAGCAGAAAAAGCGCATCGCCGACATGGGCGCTTTTCTACGGGAGCAACCCACCGCCCTGACGGAATACGACGAGCCGCTTGTCCGGCGGCTGATTGAAAAGGTCACTGTTTATGCGGACAAATTCACCGTGGAATTCAAGTCTGGCGTGACGGTGGAGGTGAAATAATACTGATAATGTGAGAGATCAAAGGAGAGTCCTGCTTACCCTCTCAATCGTTTCGCGGTTGGGAGGGTTATTTTTATTCACAATAGCAGTATTCAAAATGGCATTCAATTTTTTGAAGTCAATCCCAATTTTATGTAAATTTATATTCCTATGTGTTATAATAAATAAAATATTGTAAAATTTTAGACAGCTATTTCAAATTGCGAAGATAAGCAGTATGATTTTTTATTAAAGAGGGATTCAGCTTATGGACGGTTTTATGGATTTAAATTTGGATCAGGAGCGCCAAAACAGTAGGTATCAAAGGATTCCATTTCCACATCAAATGGCTGCTTTTGAAGCGCTAAACAACACATTTCCCATGCCAATTGTTGGCTATAGGGGTTCTCTTCTGGTATTGCCGACCGGTGGCGGAAAAACTTTTACGGCTACTAATTGGATCAGTAGAAATATATTGTCGCGGAATACAAAAGTATTATGGCTTGCCCAATCTTCCTATTTGCTGAATCAAGCAACAATGAGCTTTAAGCAGGAAGCTGCAAATATTGTACATACGAGAAAAAGTCTTAAAATCCGTACAGTATCGTCCAGTTCTTCCCATGCAAATTCGGGAAGCATTGAATTAAGCGATGATGTTATTATCGTCACAACACAAACCGCTATTTCAAATATCATGTGTAACACAACGGGTTTTGAAGGCGAACCTGTAGCATACAAATTACGTGAATGGATTAATGCATGTCACGGTGGTGCTCTGTTTGTTGTTTTAGATGAAGCCCATCACGCGCCAGCTTATGGCTGCCGTACTTTGTTGATGAAATTAAAGGAGATTGTTCCGAATCTTTATCTTTTAGGCTTGACGGCAACGCCGACGCATAATGATCAAAGAATACGAGGTTGGCTTGATAAAATTTTTGACCGTGGAATTTGTTACCAGGCAGATATTAACCAATTGTATGCGTCCAATATACTTGCATTGCCGACCTATATTTCAAAACCAACCGGCCGGGATATGGAAGTAGATGATAAGCTATATGACCGGATCACCAAACAACACAAGGACTTACCTGATGAGATTATTGATATTCTTGCCAAAGATTCGTCCAGAAATAATTATATCGTTGACGACTATTTAAAAAATAAAACAGACTATGGTAAGACAATTATTTTTGCGGACAGATGGTTCCAATGCGAATATATTGTAAGTAAGCTTACGGATAATGGAGTAAAAGCGGGCTGTGTCTATGTGATGAGCACCGGAAGGCATGAAGCATCGGCAGATGGGCTTGGTAGACGAGACAATAAACAAAATGAGCAGGCTTTGCGAGATTTTCGGGATGGAAAAACAGATGTTTTAGTCAATGTAAAAATGCTGACAGAAGGTGTTGATGTACCAGACGTTAAAACTGTTATGATAACCAGAAATACTACAAGCAGCATTTTACTTACACAAATGATCGGAAGGGCGCTCCGTGGAAAAAAAGCTGGCGGTGGAGCAGATAAAAATAGAGCAAATATCGTTATGTTTATGGATAATTGGAAACGGATTTTGCCATTCGCAAATGTTTCCAACTTGTCAGGGGGCACTACAGATACACCCATTATTAAAAGAGGGGTAATGCCTATAGAATGGGTTTCCATTCTTTTAGTACAGCGAACCTGTAAAGACATCGCTTTTCAGGGGAAAGAGCAATACCCAGGCAAATATTTTATGCCGGTAGGCTGGTATGAGACCGAATATACCGTTTCTTTGGAAAACGAAGATGAAAATGAATTGGTTACAGAAAGCAATGCCGTGATGGTTTATGAATCGAACCAGTCAAAATATGATTGGCTAATAAAACATTTTACTGAAAAACCTATTCCGGATGTTTGGTCCAGTGAGAGCATTCGTGAAGACCAAATATGGGCCGAACTTTCCCCGAAAATATCCGATCGAATTGACTTGAAAAATGATGACGTAGATGGAAACTTAAAGGAATCAATCATTCATATCATCCGCCATATGGCGCAGAACGGGGTCCCTCCTATGTTTATTTCCTTTGACGTTCGTGATAAATACGATATTGATCAGTTAGTGACGGAATACTCCTCTCTAAACATGCCTCAACAAATGGCAAAATTAAAAGAAGATTTTTATAATGATCGTCTGCTTTGGGAAAAATTATATAAAAAGTTTGACTGGTTTCAGCAAGCATTTTTTGATGCGGCTATCCGTAAATACAATTCCACCGAGCCTGTAGTTAAAGAGACTCTAAAAACAAGACCTCAAAAAATATCTGTTTCAATATCTTCTGATAATTATCGTAAAGATTTGCTTATCCGTGACAATAATTGCTGCCGTTGCTGTGGCAGGCCACTTGGAAAAGGAGTTCGGCTTGAAGTTGACCATATTATTCCGGTTAAGCTAGGTGGAAAAACCCAACTGGATAATTTACAGATTTTATGCAAAACATGTAATTTGGCTAAAGGTACAAAAATAATTAGCTTTTTGAATAATAAAACTTCCTTAAAGCAACCGGATGACCTTCAGCTGATAGAACCAAATAGAAGCGAAACGGTAGATTGCAGCGTGAGACGGATTGTAAATTTCTTCTATCATTGTGAAGCCGTCAGTAATATTGATTTTCACATTAAAAGATCGGGCAAGTATTATTATAAATGGGTCATTCATCTTCATGAAGGAAATCCAGTGACATGGATTCTTCCATATAAAGAACAGCTTGTGAAATATATCCAAGATGATTTGGGCTGGGAACATGTCAACGATATTTTATTCAAGGTCCCGATTGCTCAAGAATATTTAGAATAATTTGGGAGTGATAATACACTGCATATCCACTCTTCCAACTCATCCGTACAGCAACGAACAAAGCGTGTAACGACGAGCTGCTTGTCCGGCGGCTGATTCAGAAAATCACTATTTATGCGGACAAATTCACCGTGGAATTTAAGTCTGGCGTAATGGTGGATGTGGAAAGCCAGAAAACAAGCAAGACACTCTACAAAATTACATCGTAGAGTGTCTTGCTTGTTTGATAAGCTAAGGTTATTTAAATTTTTCTTATGTTTCCTAATTTCCTTTTTATGTGGAGAACTTCATTTTACAATCTATCAAATCCTTTTATTTTCCTAATAACTTAATTTTCTTTGTAATTCCTTCAACCCCATCTGAAGAAATTATCTTTTTAAGTGGTGTAATTTCTGTTCCACTACTTTTTGGGTAATCTGATATGTCTTCTTCTAAACTATTCTTTAATGACATTAATGTTACAATTTCATCATTGTTATCATCATCACCACACTCTACTTTTATTTTGTCAATAATAAGTAAAATATGTTCGATTATACTTTCCTTTTTTCTAATGTTCTTTAGCATTCTTTCTTTTATGGTTTTATTATCCGCATTAAGTTTATTGATTTTTTTGTCAAACAAATCCGCTGCCTTGCTATACCCATCACTTTTTTGTGCAATTTCTGTGGACTTTAAAATTACCATATTGATATCCCTCCAACTGACAATTTGTTGTCATCAGAATACTCCTTAACAAGCTCTGAAAGTTGTTCGGTAATGGCTTCATCTTCAGTACAAACGCTTTCTAACATCTTTAAAAGCATCTCTATAGTAACGGCCGTACTGCTTTTAAAGATGTCGTCTTCGCGTGTTGTATTTGCTTCTTGATTTTTTTGGAAATTTTGCTTCATTGTTTTAACTTGTTCTTTTAACATTGTAATCCATACATCTTTTTCTCGAAATTTTCTTTCTAATGTCTCCTTTTCATCTTTAATTTCATTAATTTTCTTTTCTAAAACGATTTTATAATAATTTCCGCAAATCACTATGCCTTCCTTGTAATAATCATTTTTGCTTTTAGTTATTCTCTTGAAGAAACTATCTGTAGATAGTAATTCTTTCCGACTAGCAATCTCTTTTTCGTCCATTAGTAATCTCCTTCAATTAGTTCTTCAAGATTTTTATCTAAAAACTCTTTTTTTACATCAGCCATATACTTCTTATCCTTTATAAGTTTCCAAACTGTATATGCTATACCCCCTATATCCAGTTTGTCTGTAGCAGTTTCATTTCCCATTGCTGCAGATATACTTACATAAATAATATTGCTTGCAGATGCAATTACCCCTGAATAATCCAATATTTTTTTTGTTCTTATTTTATATAGCTTTAAATCCATATCTGTATTTCCATCATATAATAAACGATGAAGCATTGCTATAATGAAATCTATCAAAACAGCAACCGTAGCTTGTTTTAATACTTGTTTTGAATTCGCCCAGTCAACACCATAATCTGCCAATGCCTTCGCAAGTTCTGGAGACAGCGCACTGATGAAAGGAATTGGAATACCCTCTTTAGACAATTCATCCGACTTAATATGATATATTTGTTTAATTAATGCTGCAGCTACTGCGGGCTTATCAGTATCAAAACGTTCTTTTACTTTTGAGAAAACTTCTGTCGTACTAGCTTTTGCGTATATTTGTGGAACTTCTACCCCACTGCTATTTACCATTTTCTTTACATGACAAGATTGTTGAGTATAAGTGGTTATCGTATTAGTTAAAATATTAGCTGTTCCATAAATAATACCAAGTATCGGATCATGCCCTGGCACTTTAAATCTATGATCGCTTCCTAAGCCTTTTCCATCTCCACCTAATCCAAAGTCCTTTGAGCCATTAGTAATATCATACGGAACATACCTACTAACATCGAGTATATCTCCCATTGATGCATAATAAAATTTTTTACTATATGTCGGATCTTCGCCATCGAAAAATTTGTCATTTGCATTTTCATTTTTATTATGTGAATCCTTGGCGGCTTTTTTATCATTTGTACGTTCTTTTGGTGCTAATGCGTATTGACGTAAGACTTGCAATCCTGTTGCTAATGTTAAAAAGGCAATATCAATTTTTGTCAATTTTGTTTTCTTTGCAAATTCATCATCAATTTTTTCAATATAATCCTTAAAGTTTTCCGCAATTTCATGAAGTCTTTCTGTTTCAGCCGTAATCTTATCATAATAATCAAAACATTCTGATGTGTCCTTCTCTAAAGCATCAAGCTCATCAAATAAAGAATCCAGTTTGTCAAAATCATTTTCCAT